GGAGTACCCACGACTCGTGGGTACTCCTGCGCGAAGCGTAGCAGGCGGCCCTTCATGTACGAGAGGCCTATGAGTTTAGCCATCAAAAAGATCCTCGATGAACTGGATTGGGGTCCGGCAGTTCCTCAGGTTCAGGCGTCGGGACGGAGCCCTCGCGCAAGACGCGAAGCTTCGGCGCGACGGGCTTCGGCGGGACCTCGAAAGGATCCCGGAGCTGCTTCTCGCCCTTCCAGAGCGGCTGCGATTTGGTCTTGAAAACCCCCTCCACGACAGCGGCGAACGCGTCACCGATGTTCTTCCAATCGAACCGCGGCTCGGCGGCCCGGTCGAGGCCCTTCTGCGACCACCACCGACGCGTGATCGGGTCCGAGTACAGCTCCTCGAGCCCAACGACGTAAGCCTCTCGGTCCGGCAATCCGCCGATGACGTTGATCGAATTGTGCGTGCAGATGTTCCCCGTGCACGGGACGAGGTACGCCGCGCCGCGCGCCCAGTCCCCGAGCGCAGACCAGTTCCCCGCCATCGCGACGCAGCCGCAGGCCATGGCCTCGAGCGACGGTAAATGAAAACCCTCGCTCTGCGACGTCGACATGTGGACGTCAAACGCCGAGTAGAGCCGCGCGAGCGTCTCCTCTGTCTCGCCCTTCCTTGCCTCGGGCGAGGAGACGATCACGCGGGACTGTATCTTCAGGTACCGGACAAGCTGCTCGAGGTCGAAGGCCATCTCGCCTGTCGGCGCGCAGTGGACGAAGAGGTACGCGTCGCGCCTATCGTACTTCTTGATCCACTCCGCGAAGTACATGAGCGTCAGGTCGAGGCGCTTCCGTGGCTGGTTGCGTCCGACGTATCCGGCGAGGAATGCGTTCTCCGGTATCGGTAGCCCCAGCCAACGCCGCGACTCGGCCTTGTCGTACGGGTGATAAATGTCGCGATCGACCCCGAGCGGCACGACGGCCGCCGGTCCCTCGTAGCCGCCGAGCTCCGCCTCGAGACGCCCGAACTCGGTCCAGAAGACGGTCAGGGCGAGAGCGTTCATCCCCAGTTCCTTCATCGTCTTGCCCGACGCTGTGCCGCCGCGGCAGTTCTTCCCGTCCACGGGGACCGAGGCGACGATGGGGATCCCCGTCTCCTTGAGCACCTCCGTGTAGTACGGGACGTTCCACGGGTCGTTCTGCACGACAACCACGTCCGGCCGGGGCATCGGCCACGCGCCGTCGATCCCGCACGCCTCGGGATTCGTGAGCCAGAACGGCAGCGCCTGCTCCAGCCTGCCGACGCCCCACATGTCCTGGCCCGGCCAGCAAGGGTAGACGTTGTACGGGTACGGGTGCGGGTCGCCCAGGTAGTTCAGCCCCAGCACCGAACAATCGAACTTGCCGCGGAGCCTATAGTCGAGTCCCTCCATCGTGTAATGCGTAGCACGCGCGAAACCGCTATCCACACACGCGTCGCCGATCCAGAGTAGGCGCTTCATGCTTTATGTTCCTGTCTCCAAGACTTGAGCCAAACCGCAACACGCAACGGAATCCGGATGAACCACAACTTCGCGCGAAGATCGCCGAGCTCAGCCATCTCCTCGCCGTCGCCGACCTCGACGTAACGGAGGATCGGCCTGTAGAAGTGGACGACGCTCATCCGAGAAACACTTCCGTCGCGAACGGTTTCTTCGTCACCGGGTCCCCGAAGCCGCTGAGCGATACGATCAACCCGAGCTTCCCGTCGGGCAGCGTGAACTCGTCGCGCGCGTCCACATCTATGGGCCGCGGGAAGATCAGGCTCGAGGTCGACGTCACCTGCTGTCCATTTAGCCCCGCGACTATACGGACGCGCTTGTCCCAGGTCGCCTTCCGCTTCGTGCCCGCCGCAGGCGTGAACGCCTTCACGCCGTCGTCGCTCTGCGACGTCCAATGGAAATGCACGACCTCGGACTGCAGCCCGAGCGACTGCGTCACGGAGTCCAGAATCGCGACGGCGTTGCTGAGAATGCTCATATCACTACCAAATCCGACTCTGGGTTCTCAGCCAGGAACTTTGCGAACGCCCGCTGGAACCGCGCCAGCCTGTCGCCCGTCATGAACACCTCGTAGCGAACCGTCAGGACGCCATCGGTCGGGAAGTTGATCTGCACGTTGAGGGACTCCTTCGGGATGAGCTCCTCCTCGATCAGATGCTTGATGATGCCGGACGCCGCCACAGAGTAAGCCATCAAATCACCTCGAATTCGAACCGCCCGACCGACTCGACCACCTCATCCGTCAGCCACGACTGCACTAGCAAGTCGTAGACGGCATCCGGTATGACTTGCTTGAAAATCATGTCGTCGCGGAACGTCACGGCGACGGACCCGGCCTTGACCGACGTGATACCTTGCTGCGCGACCTGGTTATTCAGCGTGAAGTCCTGCGCCAGCAATTGCCCGGCGAGCTCCGCCGTCGCGTCCTTCAGCTCCTGCGGGATGACGGTCGACGCGAGTGGGTATCCGTTCCGGGTGAGCATCCCCGTGCGGGGCCACGCGAGCCGCTGCGTCGACGTCGCCGCCGCGCCCGTCCACTGTCGCCGGACGCGGTAATAGCCCGGGTCCCCGGGAGGACCCGGCACGAACGTCTTGAACGGTTGCGCGAGCGCGTCCATCAGACGCGTCGCCATGATCAGAGCCGCCTCAGGGTCCGCGGCCGAGGCCCACGGCGGCACGAGCGCCGTCCTCGTGTCGAAGTACGCGTCGGCCTCGGCCGTCGTGAGATACGAGTTCGAGGTCGCGCCGCCGACCGTCGCGTCGATGACGGCCATCTACCGGCCCAGGCCGCCGAGGACGGCGAGGATGAAGACCACGAGCGACGTCACGAAGCAGCTCCGCGCCGCAAGCGTCGGCTCCTTGAGCGCCGCGTAGCTCCCGAACGCCAAGGCGAGCCCCGACAGGACGATGGGTATCGTGAACACGGCTACTGCCCCGCCGCCGTGGTTTCGAGCTTCGAGGCCGCGGCCTCCAGCCCTGCCTTCACCTCGTCGACCTCTTCCTGGGTCATCTGCGTGCCGATCTTGTCCTTCAGGGCCTGCAGGTCCGCCGCGATCTCGGTCGTCGCCGCGTCAACACGCTGAAGCAATGCTCTGAGATCATCGATCGCTGCCATGATTTTTTCTCCTTGTTTGACTAAAAGTCCGACCTGCTCAATCAAAAGTATGATTGCTGGACTCCAAAACTGCGACCATATCAATAAGAATCTGTTCATCGTCGTTTCCTCTGCGCCGAGGGGTCCCAGACCCTCCGGCCTCGAGGCGACTTCAACTACAGGACGATCGTTGCCTTCTTCGAGGTCCTGTCGTCGACGTGCACGACGACCTCCGTCTCGCCGGACAGCCCGCCGGGCGTCTGCCCCGCGATGTACTCCGGGCCCCACTCCACGGTGTTCGCCTGGTGGGGGCCGAATTTCACCGTCCCGGACTTCCCGAGGCCGGAGCCGCGGATGACGAACTTCCCTTTCGCGTTCGCCGTGACGGTGATCTCGGGCGGCGGGCCCGCCGTCTTCGCCTTTGACGCGGCCTCGACCGCCGCGTCCGCCACCTTCTTCACGGCGTCCGCCACGGAAGACGCCCCTTCGACCGCGGCGCGCTTCTCCGCCGCCGCGGCCTCCGGGGCCGTCACTACCGCCGGTGTCGTGGTTGTGCCCATCTTCTCTTTCTCCTTTCGAGGGGGAAGCTCGCTCCCCTTCCGTTTACGTGAGGGTCCCGATGCAGATCCCGCTGTTGCCGTCGTAGTCCGAGCGGACGCGCGGGATCATGATCGCCATGACCAGGTTGTGGATCGTGAAGCCGTCCAGCGACGTCCACGGGATGACCGTCGGGGTCTGCCCGACGACCATGTCGATGACGTCCGACGTCATCTGCACGAGCGCGACTTTGGTCGCCGGCAGGAGGTCCGCCACGCGGATCGCCTGAAGATTCTCGATCTTCAGGAGCCGTTGACGGATCGTCAGGCCCTGCGACGGGCTCGTCGCGTCGTAGTCGTTGTCAAGGGCGTTCCCGACAACAGTCGGCACGTACAAGCGGTACGGTCCGTACTTCTTGTTGTCCTGGAGCTTCTTGATCATCGCCATGGTCTGCGCGAAGACCGTGGCGCCGACCGGGACCGTCGACCACGCGGCGGCCGTCAGCGTCTCGGCCTCCGCGTTCGGCGCGTTCAGCAACCCGGGGGCCTGGTAGCCGGCGTCCTGGAGCGGCTGTCCGTCCAGCGTCGTCGCGCCGTTGATGGCCGCGTCCTCGATGGCCTCGTTCACGGCGCGTGTGCACTGCTTGACGATCGCCGTGTCGAGCGGCGTTCCGACGCGCTGAGACATCTTCAGCGTCCGGATGTCGATCTCGAACTGGTCGGTCGTCAGGTAGATCGGCAGGCGGTTCGGCGTCACGATGGGCATCTTGTTCTCACCCCTCGCCGACGGTGACATCGTCCTCTGCGCCGCGCCGATCTTGTTGATGGCGTTCCACTCGAGCTGGGCCACCGAGAGCGGGTCGGTCAGGTTGTACGTCAGGCCCGCCGCCATGATGTCGGCCGCGAACGTCAGGCGCTGGAGCCCGACTTCGACGACCGCCTGGTCGATGAGCACCTGCGCCTTGTCCTGCAGAGGACCGAGCGCCCTGAAGGCGAACTCGTTCTCCACCGCCGCCATCATCTTGAAGCCGGGCCGCCGCATGGCCTCGATCGACCATCCGCCCGCTTCCTGAAGCGCCCGCATCACGACATTGGTGAGGGGAGACGTCCCCTTCCAATTCTCGTTGTTACCCGCCATGAATCTCATTTCCTTTGGCTGCGTTTCCATTCGCGTTCTCCTTGTGGGCTAGAGGCCCCCGTGTTAGAGGACCTCGACGCGAATGCGCGTCAGGACCGTGACCGATGGTTTGTTCTCGAGCGCCGTGAACCGCGCGACGGTGGCACCCGACTTGAGCGTGCCGCCGCCGGCCGAGCCGAGCAGCGCGCCGGCCGCGATGTTCTGGCCCGACGCGATCAGGCCCCAGAACGTGGCGCCCTTGTGGCCGATGCTGACCTCGAGGAGGTCCGACGCGATGTAGTTGTCGTCGACCCCGCGGTTCGCCATCGCGTGCTCCGTGGCGATGGCCGGCGGCCCCGCGATGTCCGCCGTCGCCTTGCGCCACCGGATGATGCCGCCGTTGTTGAACTCCTCGACGAGCATGCCAGGAGTGATCGCTTCGCTGCAGGCAAGATCGCCGACTTGCGTGCGCTCGCCTCCCAGGAAGATCGTGTTCGGGTTGAGTCTCGTGATTGCCATGAAAGCCTCTCCTTTTGCTTGGCGCCTTCGCGCCGGTTACTGGGTTCTCTCTCGGAGGGCCTTCAGGCCCGACGCGTACGGGTCCGGCGGAACGTAGCTGTTACGATCCGTCGCATTCGGCTCGCGCGGCACGCCGCGTCCGCTGAAGTCAGGAACCTCGACGCGAGCGTACGACGCGAGCGTCTTCAGTTCATCCGTCGACTTCTTCTTCAGGTCTTCCTCGCTGATCGCCCCGCAGTCCTTCAACTGCGACACGAGCGACGCGCGGATCGTCGCTTCCTGGGCCTTCGCCGCCTCGATGATCGTCTTGTAAGGCGCCGGTGCCCGGGCCAGGAACTCATCTTCCGTCAGTTCCTGCTCCGACGTCTTGAGGCGCTCTTCGGCGATCTTCAGCCGCGCCGACACGTTGCGGTGGTCCGTCTCGAGCTTGGTTTTGGACGAGACCTCCACCTTGCGCGCCTCGCTGGCCGCCTGGAACTCGCCGAGCCGCGAGTCCGAGCACGCCTCGAGGATGATCTCATCGCCGTCCTTGAAACCGCTGTACTTGTCGGTCACCAAGGCAGCGATGACTTCTGCTCTTGTGGTCTTTTCCATGGTTCATGTACTCCTGGTTTAGTGTTTCTGACAGCCGCACGTCGGTGCGGCCTTGTCGCCTGCTTGCTCCAAACTACGTCGCTTCTTCGCTGCCTCGATTGCTCTTTCCTGCTCCTCGGCCTCACCCTTGGTCTCGTGAGTGCCGAGCTTTCGAGTTCCGTCTTTCGTGTAGAGGTGCCACTTGCCGCCCTCGTGCCGAACCGTCGCCGTTCGAATTTCCGAGGCCGCCTTGCCTTCTGCCGTCGCGTACTTCTGAACGACCTCGACCGGCTCTCCGACGAGCGTCACGCTGCCGTCTTTGGCGACGGTGTAAGAAACCGAGTAGAGTTTCTCCTTCAACTGGACGATGACGTAACTGTCGAAGACTTCGCGGACGTAGGCGTAGTCGGAAGAAACGATCGACGCGCCCCCGTTTCCCGGCCATTTCTTGCCGACCGCCTCGTTGATAGCTCTTTGGCGCTGCTCGAGGGACTGCTCCGACAACCCGGTCAATCGTGACGCCATCATCTTGTAGTTGTTGCGATCGCACTGCGCGCCCAGCTTCACCGCGTGATCATGGACTCCCTGGATGATCTCAGCATCCTTCATCGAGTTCCGGGCGCCGAGAAGGACGCGGAGGTCTTCGAAGGCTTCCGCGATGATCAGATCGGATGCTTCAACCACGTCGCACTCGAACGCGGCAAGGGCCTTCGGTTCAAGCCCTTTCAGGATCTTGTCCCAACGTTTCGGAGCGTTATACTGTGCTCGCTCCTTTTCACGCGTGAGTGCGAACCGAAAGTCCCTGATGGCTCGTTCCTTTGCCGAGATCTGACGCGCCGTCCGTTCCGGCATCGAGTTGAACGCCCTCGTAGCCTTGTCGAACAGCTTCCCAGCATCCGGGGGGTTTTCCAACGCGCCCTCGACGATATTTCTGGCGGCCAGGGCCGGACTCTTGTACATATCCTCTTCGGACATCGAGTGCGCTTCTTTGAGCGAAGAGGAAAACGACGACTTTAAGTCGTCTCTATCGTCTTCTGACGTCTTCCGTACAGTCCTGACAGTATACGTCCCATCCTTGTTGTATTCCATCTCGTTTGAGACGTTCTTGCCCTGAGTGGTAGTCTGTCCCTGACCCATCTTTTCATAGTGCTCTCTTGCCTTCTTTTCCGAGGTGAATGTCTTCTCGATCGTTTCAGTCTTACCACCACCACCGGACGGCGCACTGCCGCCTATCTCTCCCGGCCTCCCCTCATGCCCGTGATGACCAGACCCTGGCCCTCCAAGCGCCCGCGGCCCGCCTTCCTCGAGCGCGTAGAGCTGCGCCGCCCTATGCGACCCGCACCCCATCTCGAGCGAGCACGCCCCGCGCCCGCGCGGCAAGAACGCCAGGTGATCACCCTGCGCCTTACGCCAGGACTTTTTGTACTGACGACCGTTATGCTGCCCGCCGCCGTTCGCCGTCATGACGTGCGCGCCGACGCTGATCTCGGACGCCTTCCCGGCGCGTATCCGCGCGAGCAGCTCGTGCTCGCCGAGTTGCTCCAGCCTCTCGGGATCGGCCCAGGCCTCCATGCCGAGGCGCGTGCCGTTCATCGCCGAGTTGAAGACCTGCCCGAACGCCTGAAGCTCCATCACGCGCGGATCGTTTGCCGAAACCGGCCGCCCATTCTTCATGGGGTGTCCAACCACCAGCGGTCGGCCGTTCCAGCTGTCGGCGGCCTCGGCCAGCGTCGCGGCCGGCACGAACTCCGGCTCGTCGGCGTTGACGGCGTGGATGATTCCCTCCATCAGCGCGACGACGGGGAACACAAGGTAGTCCCTGCCGTTGAGCTTCTCAGTCCGCACCTGTCCGGCCGCGCCGAGGAGATGGAGGTGGCGGTCTTCAAGTGTTTCGCTCATGATTTCAGCTCCTCTATGCACCTGCACCGCGGATGAAGCGGCGGCCCCTCGACGCTGTCGTGATAAAGCTCATCGAGCCCCACTTCCTCGCCGTCGTACTCGTCGCACTCCGGGCAAGCGTCGGGGAACGTCAACCAGCGGCGCTTCTCATCGCTGCCTAGAAACCCGCTTTCAACCTGTTCGTTCCAAGCTGCACGTTGACCGGCGTTAGCCGCCGCCATGACCTCGGTCTCGGCGATGGTCTGGGCGCGGGCGTCGTCACCCACGGCGTCCAGGATTTCATCGACGAGATCCTTCCACGCTTTACCCTTATCGCGTTCTTCAAAAGCATTTGCGATGGCCTCTGCAATTGCATCACGTGTAGTATCCGAAAGCCCTTTAGCTAACTTCGCCGCGTGCTTCTCCGCCCAGTCCTGAGCGTAAGAGGGATCGAAGAGTTTGGGAAGCTTCGCGCGCTTAGAGACATCGGCGCTCTTGCGGATGACGAGGTCGTCACCCGAGGCAAGCGTCTCAAGTTCGTCGTCTTTTTCGAATAAAATGGCAATGTACCGCGTGACGTACTCGTCACCGGATTCTAGTTGCTTCAATTTATCTGGATGAAGCATTTCATGACGGCCGATTCTTCCAACTCGAATGCTCTTGATCCACTCAGGCGGGATGCTCCCCTCGAACCTTTTCGCGCCAGTCACGAAGGACAAGTTCTTGTCTCGCTTCAACTGTTCATTTGCGATTGACGCAGGGACTTGAATCTCTATCAAGGCAACGTCTAAGTCTCCGCTTTCAGGAGCTAGTTTTACTGCAGCCTGTCGCGCCCAGAACATCGCCTCGTTTTCCGAGGTGGCCACGTAGACGTTGCCCTTCTTCGACTGGCGGTAGACGTTGCCGGCCTTTCCGGAGTCTAACCCATGCTTCTTGATCGACTCGACGGCGGCGAGGGTCGTCCCGTGGAAGACGATCGCGGCAGACCCGCCCACCTCCCCGGGCCTGCCAGCATGACCAAAGTTCCCAGACCCGGGACCGCCCAGCGTCTTGAGCGTCCCCTTCCCGGCCTCCACGAACAGCTTTGACAAAACCCCCGGCAGCACATCCTCGAGCGCCGCCTTGACCGCGTCCGGCACCCCACGCATCGCGGCCTGGACGTCGCGGATGCCTTTTGCGCCTTGTAGCCTTTGCCTATCGACGGCCCGCCGCCCCGCGGCAAACGCATGCTCGACGGCGTTCTTGACGCGCGCGTGGTAACTGTCGGCGATCGCGTGGAGGGGACGCTCGCGGCGGGCCAAGATTCGATCATCCTCGTCCGCGAACAGAACCCCGTACAGCGTCTCTGTCTTCTCAAGTGCGCGCCACTTGCCCGATTTTTGCATTCTTATAGAGGTGATCCATTCTGGCTTAACCTCTCGCAGACGAGTCGAGCGGTTCGGGTCAAGTTCATCCTTTTTGGTCTCGATTCCGACCGGCAGTCTTATCTCGAGGATGACCGGATGTCCTCTGGTTACTTCGGCAGCCCGCTTCGCGTAAGCAGTGGCCTCGTTTCTGGTAAACGCGACATAGACCGAAGCCTTGCGGCCAGCGATCTCGTAGTTCACGCTGTCCGACAGCCCGTTGTTCAACGCCCAAGAGTCGTTACCGGGACCAGCTAACGGCTTCAAGCCTTCCTTCTTGATCGCATCTACCGCCGCTGAAGACGTGCCGTGCCAGACGGTGATCTCCTCACGCAAGGCGTAAGCTGGCTCGTTGGCGCGTGACTCGAGGTCATCTCTCCGAGCCTGTGGACTCTCATCATAGGCCGCCTTTTCTTTCGGAGAAAGTTGTTGATATTCCTTCGTCTGCCAGTAACGTTTGCCCTCGGCCTTTCCCGGCCAGTCGCGACTGACTGTACCTTCGGCCCATCCTCCGGGTGCACTGCCACCTACCTCCCCAGGTCTACCAGCATGTCCGAAATTGCCGGAGCCGGGCCCTCCAAGCCCTCGTGCCTCAAACAACAGCAGGTCAGACATCTTGTCCGGCGTCCGCTTCGGCCAGTCGGCGTTCTCGATGAGGGCGTCGATGTTAATCAATCAGCCCTCCTCTCGAGACGACGTTCACGGAAAGCTTCCCGCCGAGCATCAAGACCTCGGCTTCCTTCAGGCAGCCGCGCCCAGTGACGGCGGTGCTCAGTATCTTGCCTACGGGAACCCGCGCCGCGAGGACGAAGGACGGTCCCCGCATGTAATGATTGTCGGCGAAGCTCTGCGCGACGGATTGGTCGGTAGTCCACGACGATGCTGGCTGCATCGTCACCTTCTGCGTCGAGCCTACCTTCAGTCCTGGGTCGCTCGCGAAGCTCTGCCCTCGATAGACGGTCACCTCGCTGATGCCGCGCTCCTTAAACCAGGCCTGGGTATGCTCGTATTCCGTACGGTTGTAAGCCCGGTCGATGTCATACTCCTGTTGGTTTGTTTGGTAGTAGGCCAGGTCTGTAGAGTGATATTCCATGTGGTCCATGGCAGCATCGTGAAGCAGGAACTCGTCCCTGATTGCCTGCTGCATCGATATAGCCTCTACATGAGAATCCCCAGACGTCGTCGCCCATCTATCAAGCCTGTCCTGGACAGCCGCCTCCGCCACATCGCGGTAACTGTTTGTGAAGCCGCTGTACTTCGTCCCAGTTAGCTCAGGGACGCGCGCCGCTAGATCTTTCGACAACGTCTTGACAACATACTCCTTGACCGTACCACGCTCGGCCGGTGCCGCGTGCGTGGGCCCGCCGTCTCGGAGGGGTGACAGCCCTTCGCCAGTCAACAAACCCTTCGCCTTGAGAATCTCTAAAGCCTGGTCGGTAATAGCTTTCTCGAGCGCGGCCCGCGTCTCTTCTGAGGGGGCCGAACCCCCGACTTCTCCTGGTCTGCCGGCATGACCGAAATGCCCAGATCCAGGCCCTCCCAGCACCCTCGGATCGGGCACCACAAGGTTCCACCGCCCGGCGTCGTAATACAACTGCTCTTTCAGCGTCACGCCCTCGCGCGCGAAGAAACCCTCAACTGCATGGTAATCATCCAGGTCAGGCTTCTCGTCCCACTTGACGCGGCCGTTCGAGTAACGAAAGCGCTGGCTGGCAAACCGCTTCTCGCCGAACAGTTGGTCGTGGTCGTTAAACTTCTCGGTCGAGTTCAGGACCTGAACGTCTCCCTGCACGCCTATGATGCCGAGGGCCGGCTTGCTGACGTCGAGCGTGCGATCGAAGAGTCCCGAGGGTGCGGAGCCGCCCACCTCCCCCGGCCTGCCAGCGTGCCCGTGATGACCAGAGCCGGGGCCGCCGAGGGTCCTGATCTTTCGACGCTGCCGCCTGATGAACACCACCCCGTCGGCCGGCTGGACGTATCGCTCGACGTTCATCGCTGCCTCAGGTGAACGAGAGGGAACGTCCGGCCTTGGTGCCGCACTCTGCCGATACCTAGAATCTGATACGTGTCGCCGTGCGGGAGCAACATCTCCATCTCACCCTCGATGGAGTGCGCGTGCCCGAACGCGATGCCATACTTCGCGTCGATCTTCAAGAGGATGCCATCAAGGTCGTCGCCGCGCGCGAAGCCGCCCGTCTTACTTCCCATGAACGCCGCGGCGACCTTCGGGTCGAACGACGTCGACTGGAAGCCGTTCAACGTGACCTGGTCTCCTTTGACGAAGTCCTCAACCTTCACGCCGCGCAGGCCGCGGTAGACGGTCACCGGCTGCTTGATCTTCGGCGCGTCGGCCATCGCGTTCTCGACCTCGGCCCCCGTCTTCGCGAGGTCCAGAAGCCTGTGGCCCCCGCGGGGCCGGTCGTCGTCGTCATCTTCGTCATCGTTGTCGTCATTCTCAGAATGATCGGCTAAGTCCAACAAGTCGGGGTTCTCCCGAAGCGCATTGTTCAAGCGGTCCGGAGCGTGGACATAATCATCCAAAGCCTGACGCATCTTCTCAAGGTCATCGTCCATCGAGGCCCCGTCGTCGAGCTTGTCGAGGAACGCGTCGTGGGCCAGGATCGCCTTCCACTCGGGCGTGTCGGGGTCGTCCTCGTCGAAGCGCGGGAGGTCCGTCTCGCCGAGGTCCGAGGGTGCGCTGCCGCCCACCTCTCCGGGTCTTCCTTCATGGCCGAAGTGACCGCTGCCGGGGCCGCCGAGGGTCTTCAACGACCCATCCAAAATGATGACGACAATCAGGTCGCCCTCGTCAAGGCCCTCGAGAACCTTGTACTTGAGCTTTTCGCCGCCCGTCTGATACGGAAATTGTCCCTCGCGGAGCTTGTCTATCTCGCGGGCGCTGTAAATTCGAACTTCCTTGATGAATTTGGACGGAACTGTTTTTGAGCCCTGCGAGTAGTGATACGTTCCTGGATGATGTTGCTGCCCTGTAACGTTGAAAAACTTTGCCGCTTCCTTCGACAAAACGACGACGGCAACATCGTCCTTCCCAGTAGACTGCGACGCGTAGTTCAGGGCCAAGTCGAGCTCATGCGCGACGTAGACCCTGCCGCCGTGCCCCGGGCGGAGGCCCTCTTTCTTGATCTTTTTGGCAACGTCAAGGCGGGTCCCGTGGAACGTCTCGCCGGAAGCGGAGCCGCCTACCTCTCCTGGTCTTCCGGCATGTCCGTGATGCCCACTCCCGGGGCCGCCGAGAGCCTTCAACCGACTAACAGACTTAATCGGCTTCGCCAACGACAGCGCATCGGTCTGTATGCCCTTCGAACCATGAAAGACCGGATAAACGCTTCCTGCCGGTGTCTCGACCCTGAACACGACTGGCTGATCGCCCTCGCGTCGCACCTTGGCGATCTCCAAGGCGTATTCCGGGGTGAGGGCCAAGTTGCCGAATTTCAATCCTTCCGCCTCGATTTTGCCGGCGCGGCTTTCCGTCGTCCCGTGGTAAAGGACCAAAGACTCGGCGTTCACGTAGTATCGGCCCTGCTTTTCCCAGCGAATGCTACGGTTCTCGACGGTGTTGCTTAACCCTTCCGGCAAGTCGGCACCGGGCGCACTACCGCCTACTTCCCCGGGTCTGCCAGCGTGACCGTGATGACCAGAGCCGGGCCCACCCAGCAGTCGCAGCCCAACGACAGCGCGCGCCAGCAGCCTGGAGGCACGTCTCGGCTCAAGCGGCAGCTGGAGCATCAGACGACCCCCACGATGACGACGTCGTACGAGGCCGAGGCCCCGGCGGCATTCGCTACGTTGATCAAGTCCGCGCTGCCACCAGTCACCGCGACGCCCGCGGCCGACGGGTCAACGAAGACGAAGATCCCGCCGGGCGTGAGAACGAGCGCGTCGCCAACGGCGGAGAGGAATGGTAGCCCGTTTGCTGGACGACTAACCGTCAGGTTCGTCGTGTTGGCCGCTAAGGATTGAATAGCTATCGCCTTGATCTTCGTAAACACAAGCGACGTGCCAAAGAGGTTCGTCAAGCTGCCCGAGACGTCCAAGTCCTCGCTCGCGCCCGTCGTCAGCGTGCGGCGCTTCGAGTAGACGTTGTTCGCCTGGCCGAGCCCCGTGCCGTTCGCGAACAGGGACTCGAGCGTCAAACGGAGCTGGTCCTTCCCGGACGAGAAGTCGCCGGCGTTTATCAGGTCGGTGTCGACCTTAACGCGTATGGAGCCGGTGAAGGTGGGCATACTACCGTGACCCCTTCAACTTGTCGGAATGAGCGCGGGCAATCGCCTCGGTCGCCTGCTTGCGACCAACCTGACTTGCTACGGTGTTTCCTTCGTAGACCGCGTTGAATCCCTCTTGGGACCTCATCTGCTGCGCGCCATGAACAGTCTTGAACCCGGTATAGGTCACCGGCTCGAGCGTGCCGATAGTCTGCCCACTATGTTGAACCGAGTAGCCACCGTCGTCACGCTTGACCAACTTGGCAGACGCAGCGATGGCCTCTTTTCGAGTGGGCTCAAGCTCATTCTTCAGTCTTTCTTGCTCGGCAATGAGCGGCTCAATTTCCCTCATCCGCGCCTTAATTTCCTTTGCAGAGTTACCGCCGCCGCGGCTCGAAATCTCCATGATCTTTCGGTCAATTTCATTAATGCGCTCGGCGGCAGCTGATGGCGCGCTTCCGCCTACTTCTCCAGGTCTTCCTTCATGACCAAAATTACCTGAACCGGGTCCACCAAGCATTCTATTGACCCCGATGATCCTGTCGATGACTTCCGTGTTGTTGACCTTGATGGCCTCTTCGAGTACCCGCACCAGCTCATCGTCATACGCTTCTGTGTCCGCGCGCATCGCTAAGTCAATCTCGACATCCTCGCCCTCCGCCGGGCTGAAGACTATCGACCCGACAGACGCGTTAAGCCCCGAAAACAAATCATCGTTGTGGTCGTAGGCCGTGTACTTTTGCCCAAGCCCCGGCTTAACGTAGGCCAGCGTGGCGTGCGGCA